CTTCGACCGGAAGGCAACGAAGCGAAGCGTGATGATTCTGCCGTACAGCGGAACGCTTCACGCATCTAAATCCTACATCCGTGAGTACGTCAAGGAGCGGAGCAAGAAAGACCCGCATCCGTTCGCTGATGTGTTCGCCGCTACCGAGTTCTTCTCGCAGCATGTGTGGGCAGAGATCGAAGAGACTGTGCCTGCTGCACGAGAGGCGATGAAGTGGCTCAAGCTGGTCGCTGGTGCGGTAACGAAGCACGGCAAGACTCTCAACTGGGAAACGCCGCTGCACTTCATGGTCGAACAGGACAACCGCGAGATGGATCAGTTCCGCATTGACCTGATGATCGGGAAGCGAGTGCGCTACCAGCCTGTGTTGCAAAAGGAGAGCGAGCGGTTGGACAGGGACGCTCAGATGCTCGGGGTCAGCCCGAACTTCGTGCATAGCCTGGACGCTGCCTGCCTCATGCTCACAGTCAACCGTGCCTTGGATGAAGGGATCGAGGACTTTGCGATGGTACACGATAGCTACGGGGTGCTGGCTGGACGGATGGACATGCTCTATACCGGACTGCGCCAAGCCTTCGTGGACATCTATCAGACCGATGTGATGGGAGACTTCTTAACCTCAGTCACTCAAGGCTTACCTGCGGAGGAGGTAGCCAAGTTACGGGAGGCCCTACCCAAGAAGGGCGACTTTGTTTTGGAGAGCGTCAAGGAGTCACAGTATTTTTTTGCCTGACCACATCCGCAACCGGATACAATACGTATCCAGAAAGAGTACGTATGACTGAGACCACAAAGCAGATCGTCCTCAAGATGCAGGCGGCGAAACGGGCGCAACAGAAGGAGGGCAACAAGTGAGCAGAGCAACCCGCGAGCGGGACGCAATCATAGCGAACTTGGAGCGCGGTCAGATTCGTAAGACCCGCTCCACCGATGGATCGAAGCGCGAGGCCAGAGACCTCCGCTTCTTCCAACAGGGCGTGGCATTCGGCGCACAGATGCGAATGCGAATTCTACAAAACTCGACTGCGAGGTTGGACTATGGCGCAGCCTACTTTGTCCCGCCAACAGTGGAAGATTCTGCTCTCAGCGCTGGCGATGGTAGCAACGACCTTGCTGCTGATGCTGCTGCTGATGTGGCTGATGCTGCAATGGAGAACGGATACGACCTCGGAGAATCCGACTCGTTACCAGCGTAAGTATCTCGCCGGTCAGTGTGTCGTGCTTCCTGCCAAAGAATCCTGGGAACACCCAACTCTCCTGCGTATCGAGATGGCCGGTGATGACAACTACTTAGTACGCATCACTCCCGCCAGCCTCTACCGCGATCAAGCAGGACTGACTCTCTCGTTTCCATTTGTCGATGCACTCAAACCCATAACCTGTCCCAAGAAAGGATGACCAATGGCCGAACAGAAGAAGAAAGAGGAAGTATTCACCAGCCCGAAGGGTGTCGCCAAGTTCCCGCACTTGACGAAGCCGCAGACGATGGTGGGTGACAAGCCGTGCGACCCGAACTACAGCGTCAAGCTGTTGCTCGACCCGAACGATGCCGCCACGGTTGCCCTCGTTGAGAAGATCAAGGAGACCCATGCGAAAGGCTACGCCGAAGTGAAGGCGCAAGCTGCCGCCGATGCCAAGAAGAACGGCAAGAAGGCGAAAGTCTACAACGACATGGGCACCCAGAACATGATCGAAGAGGACACCAACAAGGAAGGCGAGCCGACCGGCTTGCTGGCGATCAAGTTCAAAGCCAAGGCCGAAGGCAAACGCCGCGACGGTTCAGTGTGGGCGTTCAAGCCTGCGCTGTTCGATGTGCGGGGCGCTGCGTTACCGGCTGATGCTCCGATCTACGGAGGCAGCGTCATCAAGGTTGCCTTCTCCATCCGTCATGCCGCGATGGACACCGGCGCATTCTATACATCCCTCAATCTGAAGGCTGTGCAGGGTCTCGTCATCAAGTCCAGCTACGAGCGCAACGCGAGCGACTTCGGGTTTGCCTCGGAGGAAACGCAGGACGCATTCGGTGAAGAGGCGACTGGTGAAGCCAGTGGCGCGGAAGCGACCGCAGACTTCTAACCCTTACAAGAACATTAAACGCCAAGCAGGGAAGCGCTCCGGTCTGGAGGTACAGATCGAAGCTGCACTGTTTGGCGTTTGTTCTTTTAAGGGCGAGAAACAAATCACTCCGATCCCCTACACGCAGTCGAAGGACCGCAAGTATCACCCTGATTTCCAGTTGGAGAACGGCATCATCATCGAGGCTAAGGGTTGGTTCAAAACCTCAGACAGGCAGAAACACTTAGCTATCAAATATCAACACCCCAACCTCGACATCCGTTTCGTGTTCTCGAATCCCCAAAACAAAATCGGGAAGAAGTCGAACACGACCTACGCGATGTGGTGCGAGAAAAACGGTTTCAAATTCTCGAAAGGAACGGTGCCTGCTGAATGGATAAACGAACCAAAACAGACTACATCGTGATTCACTGTGCCGCCACTCCTCCAACGATGGACGTTGACATTAAGACCATCGAAGAGTGGCACAAGGCGCGGGGATTCAAGACTGTAGGCTACCACTTCTTCATCAAACGCGACGGAACGATACAGGAGGGACGCGAAATTGGATCAATCGGAGCACACGTTGTTGGTCATAACCACAGCTCTGTTGGTATTTGCATGGCTGGCGGGGTTGCTCGTGATGGGAAATCTCCTGAGAATAACTTTACGCCGGATCAGTGGAAGTCGCTCTACCTCACGCTTCAAATGCTCCACGAAAAATATCCCGCCGCAGTCATCGTAGGTCACAACGACCTCGACGCTGGCAAAGCGTGTCCATCATTCAGCGTGTCGGAGTATGTCGATGACAAACCCGAACTCGCTCCTCACATCTGACCAACTCGATTGGTACAACCAGGGCATCATCCTTCTGATGAATGTGATGAAGGGTCGTGCCATCGAGCGGTCAAGTGCTGAGTTCAAGGTGTACGAGGATTGGCGAAAGAGTGGTCACTTAATCTCAACCACGGAGGATACATGAACGCGGAAGCAATCAACACCAACGTAGGCAACCCTGTTAGCAACCGCAGCTACGCCGGTCACATCTGCCGGTCGATCAATCCGAACTCGCAGAACGGGAAGCTCCTCATCCACCTGTTGCGAGAGAGCAGCATCTCACAGTTGGAGGCGAACGAGTTGTACCGCATTCACCGCTTGGCTTCTCGGGTCAACGATCTGAAGAACCTGGGTGTGGTGATTGAACGGACGGCCAAAGTCGATCCAACGGGGGTGCGCTATGTCAGATACGCTCTCGTCTGAGGAGAGTCAGTTCGTTGCACATGAACCGTGTCCCGAGTGTGGGTCGAGCGACAACCTCGCCCGATACAGCGACGGACACGGTTTCTGTTTTGGTTGTAATCACTACGAGAAAGGCGAGGGCGATGGCGACTCTTCGAATAGACCACCGCTTCAGCGATTCACAGGTTTCGTATCAGGGGAATACCAGCCGCTTATCAAGAGAGGTATCACGGAAAAGACCTGTCGGAAGTTTGGATATGTGGTTGGAGTCTTTAATGGCTCCGCAGTTCAAATCGCTCCCTATCACGATGCGAACGGAGTCATTCAAGCTCAACACCTGCGGTTCCGAAATAAGGATTTCAGTTGGGTTGGTGAACCTAAGTCGTGCGGTTTGTTTGGACAGCAACTCTGGCGGGACAGCGGGAAGATGGTTGTCGTTACTGAAGGCGAAATTGACGCTATGTCCATTTCGCAAATTCAAGACAACCGTTGGCCTGTGGTTTCGATACGAAGCGGAGCAGCAGGCGCTAAGAAGGATATTGCAAAAGCAAGCGCTTGGCTGGAGGGCTTTGAGAAAGTCGTCTTCGCCTTTGACATGGACGATCCAGGGCGAAAGGCGATGGCTGAGTGCGCGATCCTACTCTCACCAGGAAAGGCTCATGTCTGGAACTGTCCACTGAAAGACGCCAACGAAATGCTCCAAGCCGGTCGCATCAAGGAATTGATGGACGCGATCTGGGGCGCGAAGGTGTTTCGACCGGACGGTATCGTGAGCGCCGAAGATACGTGGGACATTCTGATGGCAGAAGAACCCAACAGCAATATCCCGTATCCGTGGAAGCAACTCCAAGCGAAGACGCGAGGGATGCGCCTCGGTGAGATCGTGACGTTCTGTGCCGGTAGCGGTATCGGAAAGTCACAGGGCGTTCGTGAATTGGCCGTGCATCTAATCGGGAATCAGGAGCATATCGGATACATCGCGCTCGAAGAGAGTGTGAAGCGATCCGTTCGTGGTCTGTGTGGAATCCTGTTGAATGCGCCGATCCATCTGCCCGATGTGCGGGCGACGGTCAGCGTGGACGACATGAAGAAAGCATGGGACCAACTCGCAGGTAAGGCGTATTTCTACGATCACTGGGGGAGCATAGATGGGGATAATTTGTTTAACCGCATACGCTATCTGGCGAGAGCGTGTGGATGTCGGTGGATTGTTCTCGATCACCTTTCTATCGTGGTTTCGGGCGATGCTGACGGAGATGAAAGACGGAACATCGACAACCTGATGACTCAGCTTCGATCAATGGTCGAAGAGTTGAACATTGGGTTGCTGCTTGTCTCCCACCTTAAAGACCCAGGCAACGGTCACAAGCCGCTAGAGGAAGGTGGAAAGATTCACCTTAACCTACTGCGCGGCAGTCGGAGCATCGGGCAACTGTCCGACATCGTGATCGGTATGGAACGCAACCAACAAGATGAGGAGCGGAGCAACATCACGACGCTTCGTATTCTCAAAAACCGCTTCACCGGCGAAACAGGTCTCGCAGGCGAGTTGGAATACAACCCGCGAACGGGGCGCATGTTTGAAGTCGGAAGCATGGAAGGAGTGATGCTCAATGCACAAGACAACGCGACAACTGATTACTGAAATCGTGATGCGGGCGGTAGCGACATCGCTGCCGTCCCTCGATGTGAAGGGTGTTGAAACCCTGACCGACGAGTACACGAACATCATCGAGGCTCTCGTGGTGGGCGTGAAGCCTGACGCGAAGATTCTTGCGACCAGCTACCGCACCTTCACCATCCAGTGTGCGGTCCTCGATGAGATCGAAAAGGAAATTCCGCTGATC